TTAATTGATTTTTTTACTGATAGTTTATGTACCCTCACACTGGTCTGGATTCTGAGAACACCAGTCATTCGAAAATATATTAAAATTACTCAGATTTGGAGGACAGTTATCGGGGCCAGCAAGAGCTGCACATGTAGCAAAATTCCATCCATCAAAAGGAAAGAACTCTGCGGCAGCAGGATCTGGATTGTATTGACAGGGGTTACTAGGATCTGCTATACATTGAAAGTCTTGCGAATCCTCTCCACTACCTTGACCTGGAGGTGTTACTTCTGGCGGAGATCCTCCAGAAGCACAGGGGACATCAGGACATGTTTCTGTTTCTTCTGTGTCAGGATCATCACAGGGATCAGGACAGCCCACCCAAACTGGCAACCACTCGTAGTTAATTCTAGCAGCCACAACCCAAACCAAATCTTTAACCTCTTCTTGTTGTAAACTAGGATCTCTATTTGTAATTATCGCGGTTTCACTTAGTTCCCAATTAAGATTAGTGGGTGTAGACTCATTAATATTCCTAAGAACTTTAATAGAAAAAAAGGTTGGATTACAAGGAGTAGTTGGAGCTGTTATAGCACCTCGGGCAATGCCTGCAATCATATGATGACCCATACTCCAGACTTTACGAGAATAATCCCATTTTAAATCCACTGGGCCAGATTTCCAAGTGCTTCTGTCATTTTTTAATGCAGGATTGGCAGAAAATACACTGTCGCCAGCATAAGGAACCGGCCTATCGCCATGATCCGTGCCCCAGCCACTTACTATCATCGGTCCACGAAAATGACTTACTAAAACAGTGTCAACCTTAGAACGATCTACTTTATTAAGACTTAAATCGCTAGTCTCTTGATTGCCTTCAGCATCGCCACCTAAATCCGTTCTTAGTGGCCCATTATTCATAGCTATGCTATAATCGCAATTTTCTATAAAATCACTGGAAGTTCCACCCGCCAAAGTAGAAAAGTAAGGATCTAATTCTTTTCTGGTTGCCCCTAAATGAGATGCCCCATATATACCGCCAGAAGCACCATCTCCTATCTGCACCTCAAAAGATGAAAATGCCCGCTCATCTCCACCATCTGATTCTTTTTTGATTTCTATAGGAGTGAATGTTTGTTCCGTTCCAGTAACAGTTCTATTATTAGGATCTGCCCCGGCTTCAGAAGCTAACTCTGAGGACTCATTAAAAGACCCAGATGTTTTTCCTTTAGGGTCATTAGCTCCACCACAATTGGCCATTATATTTAACCTTTCTTATTGTCAAACTTATACTATCATATGCATTCCAAATCCACTAAAATTAGGAGGCGGTAATTGCTTCCCGTTTTTAAAATCTGTTTTCTCGAATTTAGTGGCAGGAAATGAAGGTTTTGTAATTCGTCCACGAAGAGCCTGAGAAGCTGCCCAAGAATTTTTATTTATTTTTGCTATTCTATCTATATTGTATTTTGCTAATTTGCCAAACTCTGATGTCCAAGTATTAAACTTATAAGAGGTTGTAACACCTCCAGTAGCATCAACACTAATATCCATGCCCGTCACATAAGGACCATCCGAAACAAATCTTTCGCCAATATTATAATCAGGAGCACCAGCAAACTCCATGTAACCACTTTCAGACTGATGCATCTTAGCATTAGCAACTTGAGTCATAGTCATCCCAACCGCCCTCAATAATCCATAAGATCCATAAGTCTCAGGTGCCAATTGTGATATTTCTTCAGCTGTAGCTTTACCATTAGCATCCATATCACCCCCAAATGCACCAGAAACTGTTATCCATGGACCATAGTTAAATCGTTCACTTTCTTGAGGAATACCAAAATATGCAGGTTCCATTACATCTGGAGGAATTTGAAATTGTAAATTTGTCTTAGCTTTTTTTGTATACTTTTCTGGCTCAATATCTATTCCATATAACAATTTAGCTAGTACAGTCAGGCCAAAATCTGGAGTCGTAATTGCATCATATTCTTTAAGTTGAACACCTCTACAAAGAACTCCAAATTGACCATAAAGGGAATTCCATCTATCTTCGCCCTGCACTCCTCCTTTTTGAGTAAGAATTAAACCAGAGGCACCTTCGACTCCTACAGCATAATCAGAGCCCAAGCTTGAAAAATCTGGTTGTCCACCATTTCTACCAATCTGGGCATAACCAACTACTGGCTGCATCTTACCAGATCCATCAAAATAAGAAACATCAAACACAGGTGGAGGTGATTTATACGCAGAACTTGCGACTCTCCAAGATCTTACATCTTGAGATTCATCATCTCCGTAATAAATGTTATAATTCGTTGAACTATTTTCATTAGGCAAAGAAACATAATATTCTTGCTTGTATGAATTTTCAGCAACCGAAGTGATCGCAGAAAAAATTTGATCTCCTAGTTTTTGTTTAACGGCATTCCATCTGCTATTGGCCTTTTTAAGATTTGTTTGTAAAAGGTCAAACTCATTGCCACACCCCTCTTTCAAAAGATTTAAAAGCTCTTTTGTTGGCTCCATCTTGGCAGTGAATGGTGAAGTTAAAAGATTGTAACCTTGTAAAGATGTTCCAGATATAATTTCCATTGTTTTATATATCTTCCAAACTTCTTTTCCAGCCAAGGCCATTCTTAATTCAAATGGTTTGACCATATAGGGCAATACCCGTCTAATATATTGTCCCGCTGCATTACGCTGCTCTACATCTATAAAAATTGGCCTAGCTATTCTCAAAGGATTACCATATACTAAGTCAGCAGGACCAACTATATTGTAAGCCTGATCAACAATATCAGTAGTTCTGCCCCAAACAGCCCCCTGCCCGCCAACGGCTGGATTAATCGCCCCAGAAAGAAGGTTTATACGACCATTAATTTCTAGATATCTACTTCTTCTAGCACCCCATATAATTTTTTGAGTGGTGGCATCAGCCCATTCTTTTCCATTACTGTAAGACATCAGTCTTTTTTCGGAATCAGGCTTGTCTAATTCAGCATCAATAAAGTTTTGTATTCTATCAGGCTCTGGTGCAGATGCTTTACTAGTGGCTTTTAACTTTATAACTGCCCACTGTTTTTTTACTTTATAAGGGATTCCATCTTCATCATCCTCTTCTACCTCTGTTTGTATAAGTCCCCCACCCTCGGGCAAATTATTGATTGCACTTTTGCCACCCAAAGGTTCTACAGTAAAAAAGTAATCCCATTGATGATACTCTGCCGCCTCAGAAACAAATTGATTAATGCTTTTTACCGGGCCTTGAATCCTGATATCTTTCAAATCAGTCACAACATCAACGCCCAACTCTTTGTATATGTTTAAAGCCTCATCAACATTTAAACTATATTCAGTTACTCCATATTTGCCACCACTTGGATCTCCAAATCTCATAGGACCGCCCCAAATAGTACGAGACCTTATTTTAGCACATTTATCCAAAGCCCACCACAACTCCCTCAAAGGTGTACCGGAAGAGTTAAACCTAGAAGATCCAAAATTCACAAACTCAAGTCTTTCATAGTCTTCTGCACTTGAAGGCTCTTTCCCCACACCTGGGCTTAAGGATGGTGGATACGAACTACCAAAACCAGGATTTTCAAAAAATCCAAACAAATTATAAACATTATGCAATTCATTTGAGCTTTCACCATATACAACATGACTAGCAGGAAGGCCAGCCGCTACGTTGACTGCATTTGTAGAAAAAAAGTTATCATTATAACTACTTGCAAAATAGTCAGTGGCACCATTAAAATTTTCTATAATTAACTGCACACCATCCATAAATTTAGAAGGAGATTCTAAAATCACGTCGTAAGTAGCACCGCCTACTGCATCTCTTTTGTATGTCCACCTTTGAAAGATACCCCCAAAGTAAAAACCGCCGTATTTAAAATAACAAGCAGTGCCAGTGGGCGGTGCAATTATACCATCTCTCTCTCCGCCATTAAAAACTTTACCACCCCTTTTGGGAATAGTTACACCATTTTTTGGATCTTCAACAAGCGTTAGTTGCATACTGCCACCTTGACCGCCCCATCCAAGGCTGACACTAAGATTGGATACGTAGGCACCGAACATTGTTATTGGAGATTGTACTGACATTATTTTTCCTTTTTTAAACCCAAACGAAATCTACACTAGCCGAATAAGCACCTGTTGAAGGACTCCAGTTGGAAGAAGCATTAGTTCTATATGCGGTAGTATCCGGTTTGTAATTTTCTGTAATCCACTGTATAGGAGTTTTACCATCGCTAGTCGTTGGCTCATCATCGCGACAATTACCTTCTTTTTTAATTTGCAAATCAAGTGTTACAGATCTTGTTTTTTCATTAGTAGTTCCCATATCTTGAATAACAGGACCGTCAGATTTTGCAATTACAGCCAATATGGCCACTATGTCGTTTCCACCATCCCTGTTAGTATCATTGATTGAGATAGTTTGATCAATAGCACAGGGAAAATCTGTTGATATCTCTTTATCATTAAAAGTTTTACTAATCGAAATAGTACCATCGCTTTTATTATCTGATCGACTAGTAGAAACAGCTGTTGTATTTAAGGCACCACTTCCCATGTATGCAGCAGCTGCCCAAAGTATTATATATGTATCTAAAACATGAGCATTGACAAAAGATAAAGCATTGGAATACTTTGTATTTCCAGTGCCTTCACCAGCAGAGGTGCCCGATTTACTAGAATCCAAACCAGCAACATTGATACTGACTGAAACAGTATTAGCATCAGCACTTTGATCAATATTATTACCAATCTCAATGGTCATTGTGGCTTCTTGTTTACTAGCTATCCACGTTCTATCTACGCTATATGTGCCACCCTGTATGTCTTTATTGTAGTTATACACATGATTGTATGCAGAATAATCAGCAGGACTAAATTCTACTTCAATATCTTGAGGAGTTCTGGCCGCATCTTGTAAAGTTGCCAATGGATTATCGCCCAATGCGGTTAGTCTAGAATCAACAAATGTTTTTGCATGTAAATATGAAGCTTTACCAGTCTCATCAACTTTACCAGTAGCTGAGATATTTTGAGTAATTGTGTATACAGGCTCATTAGGCGTATCTGTACCAAAACTCAAACTACCAGACACCAGACCCTCAACAAGGCTACAACTCCAAGTTTCGCTATAATCCTGTATGCCTAATGTGCTAGTAGTTCCATACAATTCATCTGTACTATCTCTACCAGTCGCAACGGTAATTCGATATGCCTCAAAAGTAAATGAATAGTCTTGGCTTTGAACACCCTGACTTACGTCATCTTGCTCAGGGGCATCCATGGACACAAGAACACAATCATTAAAAGTTATTGGATTTGATCCGCCGTAAGGATTTATAACCAGTGTACCTGCATTACCCTGGTTGCTTGTCACATAACTAATAAGTTCATGAATTTTAGATTGTCTTTGACCTTTTACAAGCATACTTGCCGAATCTGAAATAACAGCAGTTCCAGATACAGTAATATTAAACCTTTGACCTAAATTAACTGCATCAGATCTTAATGTCTCCGTAGAGATACTATATCTAGGCATTGGCCCAGGAATATTTCCAGAGCTACCTCCTATTTCTAAAGGGTTGCCTGCTCCAGGTGTAAATGTAGCTAAACCTGCCATTTTGTTACTCCGAATATCCTATAGAATAAAGTGTCGTATCACCAATAAACGGGGGACGAATTGATAAATTTAAATTACTTGTTATAGCACCAACTCCAGAAATATAAAGAGGTGCAGTTCCAGATGGGTTTGTAGATTTCATATAAAAAGTAAAGGTATCACCATAATTAAAATCTGTTGCTATATTTAAATCACAAGCCGGACTAGTTGTAGTATTGTAATTGGCAATATATAAAGTGGTTTCCGACTCGGCTGATATTGGAAATGATGAGGATGCAGTATCACCAGGAACCAACAATGTCATCAAACCATTATTAGTACCCATTTGACCATCAATATTTAAAGGGGCATTACCACTAGTTACTAACTTTTCATTACTAACTATTCTTAAAGGTGCAGTAGATTGAAATGGAGCACCTGAATTAGCTATAGACTTTATATAGAGAGGAGCCAGTCCATCATTATTAAAATCACCAGTAGAATTAGCAGTGATACTAAGAGATAAAACCCCACTCCCCTGAAAATCTTTATTTGGCCCAATAAAAAGAGGCATTTCATTTGCAGCAGGGCCAGCAATAAATAAGTCTGTAGAGGCATTAAACGGATTAGACGGACCTACATACAGGGTCAGTTGACCCTCAGTATCCGGTCCTCCTCTAATCGTTAATGAATTTCCTCGAAAAACAAATGGCATTATTACCCCGATCTAAAGTCGTTAGGATTAAGTCTTGCATCTATAGCCTCAGAAACCATTTGTGAAATCTTGGGACTAATGGCCTCAGCAATCTGATTTTTCAAAACATCACCATTTTGAATGTTGAAAGCTAATGTCATATCGCCACTAAACTGATGATTTACAACCATACCTTGACTAATAGAAGCCGACAATCTGTCTATAGAATTTGCAACAGAACTAAATGTCACTATTATATTATCAAGAGATCCACTAAAAACAGCATTGAATTCAGAAAAAACTTGCTGTAATGGACCTGGGTCAATCATAAGCATACCGCCCTGACCTCTTGCCGCACTGCCAATACCACGTCCAATCAATCCACCCCTGCGAAAACCAGGAGCATGACCACGATTCAAATGCCTCATATATCCAACGCCATGCTTTTTAACAGCATCTGGATTCATAACAAACTCACCAGGAGTTAACATTGCCGGAACAGAAGATTGGCCAGAAATAGAACCCCCGTCTTGACGATAAACAACGTTAGCCCTACCACCATTTAAAGCAGTCAAATTATTAACACCAACCTTATTTACCGCTGACTTTCTGATTACAAACGCACCAGGAGTTAACATAGCCGGTACTGTATCAGTACCTTGCGGTTGAAAAATAGAACCGCCTTGATTTCGATAAAGGGTTTTACTTCCAATGTATCCACCCATAGCGGGAGTTATTGCGGAGTCCTGTATATCCCTTTGACGAGCCGCTTCTTCTTTTTCAATCTTCTGCAATGCCTCAGACGCAAGCTTCGCAGACGCTGCTAAGTTGCTCAACTCAGTAGTAGAATTAGCAAGCGAAATTCCTATATTTTGTATATCTTTTGCATTCTTATCCTGTATATCTTGTAGAGATCTCTCTTCTGGCGTACCCTTGCCAACGTCAGCAAGCATTTGATTTAATTCAGCATCAAAATCAGTGCCTGTATTTTGTGCGATTAATTGAAGGTATGCGACCTCTTGAGCTGCAATATTTTGTAACGCTTGTGCAGCCTCAAGCTCTTGTTTCGTGAGGTTGTTTAGTTCGGCCTGTAAGGGTTGTTCAGCAGCCTGTAGTCTCTCAAGATATGCTTGTATATCTTCACCACCTTCAAGAGCACCAGTCGCCCTGGCACCCACAATCTGCTTAAGCTGCTTTCCGGTTAATTCTTGACCTTCAAACTCAAACAACTGGTCAGACAACAGATCAAAACCCCTACCCGCAGCAGCCCGCTGTTCTTCTGAAAAACCTTGCAGATTGCCGCCCTGACTTATAGCTGCCCTCATAGCCTTCAGATCTATAGAAATTTGCGAGCGTTCAGCATCACTACCAAATCCAATTCTTTCTTGCAAATCTTGAACTTGAGCCTGCCTACCTCTTAAACTATTTAAATCAGCCTGAATTGAAGCAGCACGGGCTGATTGATCTGCAAGCCTTTCCAGCTCTTGTTTCATTCTTTTGGCACCCTCAGATGCCTCTCCAGCCGATTTATTTAGTGCAGCAATTTTGTCAGCGGTAGCTCCAATATCCTTGGCGTCAGCACCAGAAACCTGTTCTCTAGCAAGTCTTTCTGCTTCTTTTCTATCTGCGATAGCCTGTTGATTCAAACGGTCAAATTCTTGAGTTACACTATTAACATCGCCAGCAATAGCCCCTGTCAAGTTAGTTTGTGGATCAAAGCCAAACTCACCCAATCGCGTTTGGGCAACAGCATCTCTTTCTTGTTGTTCTAACTCTCTTCGTTCACGTTTCGCATCTTGACTAAGTGGCTCAGTGCCAAACATTTCTCTTGCACGTTGAGCACCCCTTACTTGAGCTTCTATCACACGAGTAGAAGCGTCAACTTCTCTTTGTTTAGCATTAATAATAGCGTTATTGATGCTATTTAACTTTGTTAAATATACATTTTGTAATTCAACTCCGGCTTTGAATACCGCAATCTGACCTTCAATTTGCTTTTGTAATTCTTCGGTAAGTTTTTGTTGGTCTTCGGTAGTTAGTCTACCAGCAGTTCTTTGTTCGCCAATTGCGTCTACAACTCTGTTTTTTATTATTTCTGCAATTTCTGGAGAAACATTTGTACCAGCAGCACCAAGAATTTGGTCAGTTAGGTCTGTGACTGCCGCAGGTAAACCTCTACCTCCTTCAGCACCTTCAATTCTAAATTGGTCAAAAATCTGAGGCAATGCCGAAGTTATATTTTTAACACCTGTAATATTATCTGCAAACTGTTTTGCATCCCTTTCGGAATCTTTAGATCCCTTTAAAACACCCTGACCTAGTTGGGTAATTGACTTTATAGCTTTATCGTTTAGTTGTTCAAAGGGCAGGTCAAAAAGAGATGTATCAATCTGAGTAGCCCCAAATGTTCCTCCTCCACCAAAAGTTCGACCAGCAGCATCGTCTATTTCTTGAAAATTAGCCAAACTTTTATTACTTTGCAATAAAAATGTATTAAAGGCACCAAGATATTTGTTTGTCTTTAATAGTATTAACGCCTTAGCTCTTTCAGCTTGTTCTGCTTGAAGTGTCGCTAATGTAAGTTTTTGTTGTGCTACAATGGTTTGCTGCTGTTGAACTGCTAATTGAGATTCTGCAAGGGCAATTTCTGCGTTTTTACGTTTTTCTAAAACCTGCATCAATCCCATATTGGCAAACATCAAATCTTTATTACCGGCAGCTAAAGCTGCCTCGGCTGCTTTTCGTGCTTGGCTAATTTTTGCATCAAACTCTAACTCTTTTGCTTCCTTAAATTTGCTAATAGCAATATCTGCCGCATCTGTAAGCTCTGGAAATTTAGCCCGTACATCATCAATGCTAGTAACTGAAGCCAGGGCAGCTGGACCAAGACCTTCTAAAGCATTAACAGCTTCTCCTACAGCTTTACCAGCTAAATTTCTGAAGACATTAGCTTGGGCAGTAAGTCCTGAAATCAATTTTTGTTGTTCTTGTGCCGCTTGCTTTTGTTGATCTCCAAGTTCTTTAAATTGGTTAAACAGATCTTTTGTTCCCTCACTAGCACCCTCTAATTCACCTTCATTTGTAACAATTTTACCAGCGTTGGTTTCTCTTAAAATACCTCTTTTTTGTAATTTTTCTGTAAGCTGTTGTTGTCTTTCTGCCGTTCCACCTAATCTGGTTTGGCCCGCTTCAAAAGTAGCTCTACCTTGATCAAAAGCCATAGCCAAGCTTTGTATTTGCCCCGCAGTATCTAGACCAGCATCAGAGGCTTTTTGCAAAGCGGTTGACAGGTTGTTTGAAGCTTGAGCAGCCCTAAATTGAGTACGAGCAAAATCATTAGAAAGAGATATTGCTATGTCAGTAGCCCTTTTTCTTTCTTTTGCGTTATTCTTATAACTCCTATCAATAACAGCAAAAGCACCAGCTATAGCTATCGCCGCTCCGGCTGCCGCTAACAGGGCGGCCCCCGCAATATTACCGGGGCCGACAAACGCCTGTGCCGCAGCACCAGCTAACGCAGCTTTACCGGCAAATGCGACCAACGCTACCCCAGCACCAGCTAAACCAAACGTCCAAGCAGCTGTTTGTTTCGTCGCACCCTTTTGTGCTACAGCCGTTTTTTCTTGCTCTATAGCAACACTTTCCCCCCTGGCGGCTACAAATGTTGCCTCATCGGCAACCTGTCCAGCTTGACCAATTTTTTCAAGTTCATTCTGGGCTGTTTCCGCAGACTTTTCTAATGCTATATCTAGTCTAGTTAAAGCTTCTGCTGCTTCTTTAGCAGCTATAGATTGGGCTACTGTAGCAACAGTAAATACCCCTAATGCAGCAGCAGCTGCACCAGCATTACCGCCTATCTTAGCAAATCCAGATTTCGCGGCTCCTCTTATGCCGCCTTTCTGGGTCAGGTTTGGCTTTTTCTTCTTACGTCCCACATCTAAATCTACATCTGCCCCATCACCACCACCGCCAGCTATACTATTAGCAGTACTGTTTGCGGCAATTTCTAAATTCTTAAATGCTCGGGTAGTAGCAACGGTCTGAGCAATTTGAGAGCCAATTTGAATTACCAGACTCGCAATCTGTGAATTGATCGCAATAACAGAGCCAGCAGCAGTCTGTCCAGCTTGGGCAATTCTTTTTTGTTCTTCGGTTAAATTGTTGCTTGATTCTATCAAAGTGCCAACAATAAAAGTATAACCCAAAGCCGCAGTAGATAGTCCATCTAAAGCACGTCCCGCACCATCAAGCCCTTTAGAGAAACCACTAATGCCACTAACTCTACCACCACCACCACCGGACGCAGGACCATCAGGACCACGCTTTGCACGCTTTTTTCGGTCTTTAGCGGATTGTTTTGTGGCCTCTTCAAGTTGTTTTTCCGCATCTAATGTTTTAATATATTGAGCAGTATTTTTTTCTAGTCTTTTGTCTCTTTCCTTTTTAACTGCAAGTCCAACTTTTAAAGCAGCATTGAGAGCATTCTGTTCAGTATATCCCTTCTCTATTGAAGTTCTATAAGTTTTTAAAGCTCTGGCCGTTGCTTTACTTTCCCTACCTTGAATATCAAGTTCAGATTTTATAACTTGAGCAGGATCAACTGTTCCACCGTTTGCAAAACGTTGAACACCTCCGCCATTTGCAAAGCTTTGGATTGACGTACCGGGAACAACACCACCTTTATTAAAGCCTTTAACACCCTTGGTGTTCATGCTACTTAGTTTACCATAGCCAATACTTTGAGCAGCGGGCTTACTGAAAACAAATTCACCAGGAGTCAATAATGCAGGAACAGTATCTTGGCCAGAAATGCCACCACCAGTTGCTCTTTTTACAGGAAAACCACCAGTCCCTGCACTAGTTCTTTTTGCTTGTTCTTTACTTTTACCTTTACCTGGGTAATCAACATTTAATATTCCAGCAGAAATCAAGTCTTCTTTTATTTGATTTATAACCTTACCCTTCATGCTCGCATCACTAGCGGCATCTATACTAGATTTTAAATCAATATATCGAGGAGGAAGGTCTGGAAAATTATCTCTTAATCCAGGTGGCAGTCCCGCTTCTGCATCAAAGGGTTTATCAGGATTAGAGACGCCACTAAAATTACCCTGTCTACTAATAGCATCTACTGTAGTTTCATACAGCCTGCCAAAGATAGAAGTATTAATATTTCTAACAAAACCAGAAACTTGACCAGGATCAATTCTTGCATTAGGAGTTCCTAAATCGGCAGACAATCTTTCTGTAGCAAAATTAACACCAGCAAGAAGACCATCCTCTAATGCAATTTTAAATTTATCAGATGTACTTTTGTCAAGTCCCGACTTTACAATCTTAAACTTTCTACCTTTATAAAATTGTGAAACTGGATCTTTACCTTTAGCCAATCCTCTAAATTGAGAAAATGTATTCTTAACATCTTGACCTGAAACAGCAACCTGTTTAACACTCGTTGGTGCGGGATTTAAGATAGCTGCACCGGCGGACCCTTGAGAAGCAATGCCACCCACCGCACCACCAGTGTTAAATCTTTGAACTAACCCGCCATTTGCAAAACCTAAAGATACAGCTCTAGATGATAATTCCCTCTCATTAACAGCTTTGGCTAAAATCTTTGTTGTAGATGCCCGGCTTCTTTTTGCATCCAAAAATCTAGGAGGAGGATCATCTTGTGCAAATCTAGCCAGACTAGCAGATTCACCGCCGACAAAATCAAAAGGAGTCTTATCACCACCAGCAGCAACACTAGTGATACCACTAACAAAACTTTCAAAAGCAAAACCAGCAAGAGTATCTTTAGCATTTTTATCAGCAGCAAGTTTGCTTTTTACTTTAAGTCTTTTATCTACTGAAGCAAGCTGCCTTGAAATTACACTATCGCCATAATTTGCTATAGGATCAATAATAGAAGACTCACTAAAAACACCTTCTCCACCACCCTTTTCTAAAACTAAAGTGGAGACCTTACCCGAAATATTAACACGTTGACTATCAGAATAACTAGGATTAAAATTCTTGCCACTTTGTTTCCTTAAATTACCAAGAGTGGTAGTTGTTGTTCCAGGCTGGGCTTTACTTTTAGTACCACTTGGTATAATCTGACCCACTGTTTCGGGGATTCTATAATTTAAAGGACCAGAGTCTTTTATTTTATTTTTGTCATCTTTAACTTTACTACCCCTATTAAACCTGTTTTCATTCATGCGTGCTAGATTTTCTGCACCTATGCTCTGCACACTAGACTTACGAATAACAAATTCACCAGGGGTAAGCATTGCTGGTATAGTATCTCTATTTCCACTACCTGGAACAAAACCTCCACGATTAAGTCCAAGTATTTTACCTCCAGCATTTTTTCTTCGACCACCAGCCAAACCCAATAAACCAGGAGCCAACCCTTTACCTATTTTAATTGCCGCGATAGCAGTAAGAAGAGGAAGTACACTTTCTAAAGACTCTGCAAATTTGATAAATGCATTTGCAATTTTAAGAGCATCTTGAGCCAAACCTTGGAATGTATCACTTTGCGTGAATTTCCTAATCAAAGCATCAAAACTTTCTCTAGTCTTTTGGAATTGGACAGACAAACTTTGTTGTGCTGTTTCTGAATCTTTAAAGACAGAGTTTGCAGAATTATTAGCCACAGCCAACGCCTGTGTTGCCACGGCATATTGATTGATAAGAGGAATAACCTTACCGATCTGACGAAAACCACCAAGCTGTTCTACAATTTCATTGAATCGAATATCTTTAGGATCTAGTCCAGCTAAACCAATAGACAAGGCTTCGACTGCCTTTAGGGGGCCAATAAACTTTCCTTCAGCATCCTGTAGACTAATTCCCAACTCATTCAACGCATCAATAGTATCTTTTCTTTGCAATCTAGTAAAAATGGTTCTAAAACCAGTAGCAATAGTCTCGGCACTTTCACGAGTCGTTTGACGTACACTAGTGAATAAAGCAATCAATTCATTAATACTACCACCAGCAGCTTCAAAAACACCACCAGTCCTACGAATAGCAGAAATAAGGTCAGCAGACTCAACAGCAAAACTCTTAGAAACTTGGTTGATGGCATCTAGAGAACGTTCTAAAAATACAATATCGTTTCCAGTTTTTGCGGCGGCTCTACCAAACTGATTTAAGATAGCAATAGCACCTTCAGTCGTGTCAATAATATTGTCAAAACTGGGTGCTAAAGTAGTTCTGGCCAAAACATCTAAAGCCTCTTTAACTTTACTAGCGGACAACCCAGCCTGAGCTAAAATTCTAGATGTTTGTAAAAGACTAGCATTAGCTACACCAAGAGTGCTGGATAATTTTGTTACTTCCTTCTGTAATCCACCCAACTGATTTAAACTTTCCCCAGTGACCTGAGAAATTCTAACCAATTCTCGTTCAAATTCAATAGCAGCCCCAACAGAGCCCTTTATAGCTCTAGCTAAAGCAATAAAACTACCAGTTGCAACAGTAATAACACTAAATCTTCTAGCAGCTTCTGTTAGATTTCTATTAAACACACCCATTGATTTACTTGCTCTTTGGGTCTGTTTATCAACCTTGGCCATTTGTCCATTGACAGCAGCCAAAGCTTTAGAATCTGCATTAATGCTTACATTAGCCTTTAAACCTGAAAGATCACGCCTAATTTTATTAGCAACATCAGCCGTGTTAGGTGCTTGTAAATTTATCTGTGCCGTTAGATTAAATCGCTCTGCCATTTTTACCTTCTCGCATTAAAACCGTGGGGCACAAAGCCCCACCAAGATTTACCTAACTATTCATACACAACTATTCCTTCGCAGCGTCTTTTTCCGGCTCTGCTTTTTTTCTAGTTCTTTTGGTTTTTGTAGTCTTTTCGGCAACTAAATCCTCTTCTTTCTCCGCATCCTCCTTTTTAGCGGTTTCAGGATAAGGAGTGCCGTCATCTCTCAAAAAGGGCTTCCTCTTTACCTTATCTTTAGTTACCCACCGGATTTCATCGCCATCCTCAATTTTTACTACCTCATCACCATCCCGATTACAAAAATATCTAGCCTCCTCGTCTTGTTCCTTTTCCGCTTTAGCCGTCTTATATTTAACAAAACGACCCTCGTTGTCAATTAGCCTACCATCAGTGTCAACCAAATGACCATTTTCATTGATTAAACGTAAATCATCATCTACAAATTCAAATTCTTTTAGGAATTTATTTTCTGTAAGTTTATTGTCATAATTGGGATCGAGACCATAAATCATACTCGCCAACTCTGAAGAAGCTTCAATAACCCAATCTAAATTACTAGACTTATCATAGTCTTGTTGATCTTGAAAGTATGGTTTGTTTGTATTGACGTTCAACATACACAATCTAACTAACTCAGCGAATCTAGCATTGTCTGCCTGTCCTTCAACAGAGTTTTGATCCAGGGCATTTCTTTCAGATAAAAATTCTCTGAATTGATATCTTAAAACTCTCAATTCAAGTGCAATGTCTTTTGCTTCCGAAAGCTTAATGCCACCACTATTTAATTGATCTTCTTTGGCAGAAATCTGTAAAACAAACTCATCGTGCTTTTTTTGTTTGTCTTCATTCCAAATGCCTTGTTCTTGCATATAATCTTCAAGTTTTTGCCTCAACAAAGCGTTAGAATCGAGAGCTTTTCTAAAGGCTTTATTATATTCGATTTGAGAATCTCTATACTCGGCGGGTCCGGGTTGTATCAATTTGACTATAATCTGATTGCCATCTTGATCCCTAGATTCAAACTTCTTTTCTTTAACGTTTTCATTTTCCATTCTTTATTCTCCTGAATTATTATTGTCATTCATTACTGGTATGTCTATTTGATATCTTTTTCTATTAACTTCATAACTAGAAAATTCAGCCTCTAGATTTCTAATTTGTGTATTGCCTTTATCTAAAATACAGGCTCGCACATTGTCATAAATCTCTTTAAGCTGTTGTTGTTCTTCGTTTAAATCCTGCTGATCTTCAAAACCCCAAAGAAATCCAAACTGTTTTTCAATGGTATCTAATGCACCAATCATAGTAGTTTGAATTTTCTTTTTGCAAGATTTAAACAATTCATCCTTAGATACTTCCTTTCTCCTTTCTTCCCTCACGTTCTTTAGATTTATAGAATTTTTTAAAAACTTCTTGTAGTCCTTTTGTTCTGACATTATTTTCCTTTCATCCCCTTATAAGCTTGAACCTTTTGATTTGTAGCATTCATCATTCTGTCTTGCTTGACATCTTGCAGTTCTTTAAAGTTTATATTCCCACTACTATTTTTAATTTCTTGCTGTCTTTGTCGAATAATTTGTCTAGTATGATCGTTATTCAGATCAAAGATCTCATTGGCCTCTTGTTGGTTATTTGCCATCAACATTACTTCTTGCGAATTGGCAATCTTTGAATTGCTCAACTTATTATCAATAGCTCTGTCTTTCTTGTCTTTATCCTGCTTTCTACGCTCTACTATAAACCAACCATCCAAACAATCATCATCATTTACCACATCTTCAGAAGGCTGTTCTGGACTTTCATAAACATTATCATACATCTGAGAAAAGCTAACCAAAGATAGTTGGTTCTTATCAAGGTCAACAGAACGTTTATCGAAAACAAATTCACGATTTTTAGATCCACTCCACATCTGTCTCCATGGAGAATTTCTTGCTATATATCTCATGTCTTCAACAGTAATTTCATTATTGGCAGCTATATCCATTACGCTCTTAACAGAAATATCACCGGCACCAAAATCAAATAAATTTCCATCTATATCTTTAGTTGTTTTAGATAACATCCACATGTTTCTAGTAAGCGTTGCTACACCCTTACAAGTCAAATGATCCAATTGTTGTTTTTGTAACATGCATGTGTTTATTTCTCGTTGTGTCATCTTTATACTTCTCTTGATTCCTCTTAGTTCTTGCTTTTTAAAGAAATTTTGAAAAGCTTCAACTTTTAATTCTTCTAGTCTTTTTTCAAGTTCTTCAGTCCTTTTATCAACATGGGGAGTCCATAATTCATATTCAACAAGAACCTCTAAAGCTTCCCTTTCAACATAACAACCCGAGAAATAAGCCTTGTTATAGGCATCATCATAAATATCAAAAGATGCTTCTTTGATTGCATTAGAAGGCTCTTCAATAAATAAAACAAGATCGCCTAGTTTAAAACGTAGACGACCTTGAATTATTCTATTTAAAATTCTTTCATAATATATATCGTCCAAATCCTAATTCCCTAATATTTAAAACTTATGGAGTAATAACATGCTCGGAACCACCACCATCTACAACTGTGAGACCGTTAAAGTTACTAAACGAATAAGTAATAGTAGCATTTCCACCACCAGTATCTCCACCAGAATAAGAAATTGAACTCAACTTGTTCTTATTTGATAGGTCAAGAACAGTTCCAGCGTCGTCCTTAATAAGGATTGTAGAATTAGATAGGTTTGGACCTGTACCGGAAACAGTTTTAAGATCGCCAGAAGTTGCAATAACTTCAAACTCAGCAGTCACTTCAATTGGGAACGTAGCGTAACGAGCATACGGAGCAAATCGACCCAATTCAAGAATGTTTTCCTGTGCAAAGTCTGCACTAATACTAATGCTTTGAATATGAAAACTGTTAGTACCAGCAATATCATCACCCACCTGACTCTTAACAATATCTGGGAAGGTCGAGCTTGTTGTATCAACATTCACACGACGTTGAACGCCAGAGTTTGGAGTATCATTATCAAAACCGGGATTCCTACCAGTTGAATTAAACTGTTCATAAGCACTAGTATTCGAGCCACCATCTAGAAAAACATCATCATTCCAGAATTTTTCATTACCAACCAAGGTAACAGACTCTGTAGCACTACCATCAACACTATAATTATAGCCAACACTCGAAACATACATACCAGAGTTCCAGCATACATTTCTAGCCAAGCCAGTAGCATTATCTTGACCATCGTCATAGATAGCTAGATAAACATCAGAACGTTCTTTAGATGCTGCAACAATTGAATTTCTACATTCTCCATTACTAGCTAAATTATAGATAAGTTTTTCGCCATCAATAACCTTTTCCAAAGTTACTTCGACATCAGCTACATCTTCGATATTTTCATAAATTTCAAGCTGACCAATTTCAAAAACCTGATCAAGCGTAAAATTAGAACTCATTCCCACACTCTGCAAACCGTAAACATAACCCACATCAGCAGCTGGCTGGCCGGTCCTCATGATTACAACGGCTTTGCAGGCATAGAATATTCTATTATTTCTTGCCATTTTGTATTTCTCCTATAGTTTTATTCCCTGGTAAGGCAATATTATATACACAAAATAAAGCTAAACAGGTCCAACTTCCGTTTTACACCGTGCAATTCCAACATATAAATCTGTAGCAAGTTGAGTAATATTTTCACCTCTTGCTTCGTACAACCAACACTTTCTATAAGGATAATTTTCTACCAATTGAGGATATAAACCGCTTGATCTAGCGTGTCCTCGTAATTCTCGCTCTTTTCCATTTTCAAAAGTAAGAGGAGATACTCCACTTATAGCAACTTTTGTAGTATCAAAAAGTGTTAAATTTCTATCATTTTGAGCAGCGATAGTGTCTACAAGATTGGTTGCCTCCCAGTGATTTTCCGCCATAACATAGAAAACCAAATCACTCCTAACCCATTGACCTCCACCCAGTTGATATCCTTGTGTATCTCTAGCTGGCACAACTTCAACAGCTATAGCTGGTAATTGAACTCTTGTTTGACCTAATCTAATCCAGCCACCAGATCCAGAAACTTGAAAATTCTGATCTGTTCTAAAAGAGTTTTGCTGAATTTGCCTAAACCAAGAATCACCCTTGCCAGGAAGAATCTGCACACGTTTATGACTATAAGCCAAATGAACTTCACTAGTGCTAGATTCGGCGGTATCGAAAACGACCCTGCCCAAAGGGTAATCAATGTAAAAGGGTTTAGTCACGTTGCCAGTACCATAAAACGAACCATCAACAAAAACTCCAGAAATATCTATAGGCTGTTGGTCTACACCATCTATATTTCCACTACCTTCCCAAACCCAGTTTTGTCTGTAACCTTCCCATACTTGTCCAGCGGTATAATTAGGGCTATTGACCAACCTTAACTTGTGCCTGTCTCCGCCGTAAATACCACTTTGTGGAACATTTATAGTATAAAATGATCCAGCGTCTAACAATCCCCAATCATAAAAATTAATTATGTTATCTAATAAAATTTCAGATAGACTAGCATCTGTGGCCTTTTCTATGCCATAATTTAAATTGAGTTTTGTATTCGTACCCCCAACCATTACAATACTCCTTTTATTATTCCTCGAATTTGGTTTGAGACTCTGGCAACAGATCTTGTTATAAAATTATCTTCTGTAGTTCCAGAAAAAGCACTATTAACTTTATAAGGAGCAGCCTTTTGGGTCATTCTAGCACCGCCAGTTCTAGAGTCTGGAAAATCACCAATCTCAACACCAAATCTAGTAATAATCACAGCGTCCCCCAAAGTCAAAAGCCAGCTCAACCAAGGAAGGCTACCACCATCTATTTGTTGATATGCCGCAGGCATAGAAAGCAAATTACGATAATCTGAAGGTTGTAAGACAATTAAAATACCACCACTAAAATCTCTAGGATTGATTGGAGAAAATTTAATCTCTAAACTAGACATAATGGATTCAATTATGTCAAATGTAGGATCTTTGTCTAAACCAAATTCTAATTTTAAAATTCCAGTTCTTAAAGATTGCATTTCAGGACTAGAGTTTAATGAAGTCCTAATTAAAGTTAATATCTTTCTTTGAGCAGATGGTAAATTCTTAGATATAGACCTATTGATTTGCTTGACTAATGCCTTGTTTATTTTTTGTTGGATAGCTTTATCTGACTCGATAAGCTTAATAGATAAAGACATAAGTTACTCCGAGGCCCGTGTCCAAAAAGTAACCACATACTTCGTGGCATTTTGTTTAAAACCTTGAGGAAAAGACATGCCATTTTTTTCAAATTTGGCATTTACATCATAGTTTTCTATTCCGTCATATTTTGGAATCATATATTTACATTTTTCTATCTTTTCTAAATCTGTCATATATGCTATAGTTTGGACACTACCGGCAGGAATATTGATAGGAACTCCAATATCGACCCAAGATCTTCTGTCCCAATATATTCTTAAAGTAATATCATCAGTGGACTCAACGGCTTTATATCCCTTGCCACCACAATAAGGACATGGCATACCCCTGTCAAAAGGATATGGACCTCCAGGTTTATAAATGCTTATAGAACGATTTCTAGTGCCCATATTGCTCATGATGCAATTTGGACAATCTTCCTTTTTTTCAGGATATACTAATGTCGCGGTCCTTGTAAACAAAAGGACCGCTTCGTTATAAGTAGTAAAAACACTACTTGGGATATTAATCGCCATTTAAACACCTTAAGTTGCTGCATCACCAGTATAGTAACGAGGATCATCATAACGACTAATAAGAACAGAGTTAATCCTAGCAATAGATTCATCTATTTTAGAAGAAGGTAATGGAGTGGGTTCTAAAGTGTGGTTTGCATCTAACACAGAACTCGAATCTAAACCCCTAGCACCATTAACACCAACTACAGCACGACCGCCCGCTGGTTGACTATTGCCACCTATAATTTTTTGCACAACTGACATTTTATTCTCTCCTTATATGTTATTAAGAAAAATCAGTGTATCCATTTCGACCGACACCCCAGCTTCCAGGGCTGTAGGGGCCAAGTATTGCAGTACCAAGAGGCTTTCCATCTCCACTGCCTCGTTCCCACCTATACGTATTCAGTAAATCTTCATATTTAGCACATATATCTTTGTATAAAACATTCAAACTACCACTAACGCCACGTAAGTCAATAGCGGAAGGACCATCTTTAATTGAAATAGCGTTAGCAGATTCTGTTTTTACTTCACTGCCAATTAATATACATGCTGTTTTATATACAGTTAAAATTACAAAATCAGTATCGCTTTGATCTACTGGATCTGGAGAAATAGAAACCTGACCAACATTAACAGTGTATGTATTGGGAAACGTAGCATCATTTCGAACATTATAAGCACCAACCATTAAAACTTGCTTAAGACGCTCGTCTGTATATTTTGTTTCGTCAAGATCGCCAAGTACAGATCTCAACATCAAGATCATATCCATTTGCCAAGGCATAATATTACCCTATAGATTTTCGTAAACTTTGAAAGATCCTACATCAGATCTAAATGTACCACCACTAATGATGATCTTTGCCTGAATTCTCCAGGTTCCCACTTCGTTAAAATCTCCATCCACCGAAGTGTATTTTATTTTTCCATCAGTGCCATCCGTATTTAAACTCGCTATTTTAGTGCTAGAAGTACCAGATGGTGATTTTAAAATAAGTTCTAAAGTACTAGCACTAGATACATCCAAAGCGGTGGCTGTACCAGAAACACAGTCGTTTACAGTCACGATAATATCGGTGCCTATATCATTGTAATGAACTTCTTCTTCTGAACAAGACATGACTATCTCTCTACTGTAAATTCTATTGAACGGTTAATTTTTAATGTATTATCTATTTGCTTATTTATACTTAAAGATTGATTTAATTGACTCTGTGTATTTATACTCAAAATTTGGTCTAATTGTGTTTGAATTTCTAAAGTAAACTCTGACTGTGTGTTCGTTTCTAACGAAAAGTTGATTTCTTCCGCCATAATTTTATCCTATAAGGATGAATTTACATTTTATAAAACTCTATACACAATTAAAAAGAAAAAAGCCGCCCCTTTCGAGACGGCTTTCTTAAATAATCTATCGCAGACGTTCTTAGAACGAGCCAGCAATGATTCTTCGGTTATCAAGAACACCAAAGCCAATTTCAGCCCAGCCATAGTAGCCTTGTCGCTGATGTCGATGGAGAGCGGGATCTTCATAGATCTCAACCTCTTTCTTGACGGGCATGACGAACGAATCGTCTGCACTTTGATCAAGACCGATAACCAACTCAACGTCGCTAGATTCAATTGAACCGCCGAGATCGGTAACAAAGTAGTCTTGATACTCTTGACCGTCACCGAACTCAAAGAGATCGTGAAGGTTAACACCAAAGACGCGAGTCAAGGAAGGACCATCTTCGTTAGCAACGTAAATCTCTCGTCGAGAAACTTCGTCAAGCTGATCAACACCCCAGTTGCGGATGTCTTCAATAGCTTCAGGCGACATGTAAAGATCGGTCAAACGACCAGGAGCCGTAACGCTGTTACCGCCACCATTTCGACGCATGACAGTCTTCATAAGGCTGACAAGTCGCTTAGTGAACTGGCCAGCACCAGCATCGCCATCATAGACCAAAATATTACGGTCTACAGCAGCTGCCAACAACGTATGCCATCCATCATCGTTGATCTTCTTAACGAAGGACGACTCAAGAACTTGCATGGCACGACCAACAACATTCCAATTAGCTTCACGAGCGTACTTCAACAAGAAGTCAATCGAACTAGTGATGCCATAAGTGTTGATCATGACGTAATCACCTTCAACGTGACGTTCTGGAATACGCCCGTTGCCGGGATTGGTGAAAGCAACGTGATCAATCTCGGTTCCGGGTGCAAGGAGATCCAAGGGGAACTCAGGCGTAGCACCGGGTTCGAGAGGCATAGCCTCGTAGATACCACGTACAACGTCACCAAACAAAACGCCCTTACGAAGAGGCGTTTCTAAAGCTTTAGCGATCTCTCGCTGTGCTTGCATTGCAACAGATTTTTCAGAATCACCGGATCGTTTGAGCAATTCGATGAATTCTGCGGTAGGTCTTTCATTAGTAGACATTATGCTCTTCTCCTTTTATAAATTAAAATTAATTGTTGGGCAGGTCAATATAAACCTTAGCGTAACCAAATTGGTCAACATCACTGAGGAAACGTCCAACAGAGTTTGCGTCACCACTGTTAGTGCCAGCAGCAGCCGTGGGCGTAGCCAAAGTACCACTATGGCCAAGGTAAGCCAAGTCACCACCATTGGGAGTACCCTCCAATTGATCGGTTACAACGTAACCCTTATTGAGAAGAGTAACTTTACCACCCTTCTGTACTTCGTCTTTGTGTTGGTTCAAGTGCTGTCGTGTCAAATCAATGTTAACCATATCATTGATAAGCAAGCCAAGCGGAACCTTGCCAGAAGGATCTGCTGCGTAAGTAACCACAGCATTACCATTATCAAGAGATGCACCAGAGCCGGCAGTGCTTAACGAAACAACACCACCTCTTTCTGCGACTTCATTCATGAAGAACGAAATGTCCGTTTGCAGACTAGATCTGTCTTGTTTAAGAGCCATTGTAAAATCTCCTTTTATTTATTAAGAATTTTTATGCTTGAGAACTGAGCTGACCCATTCAGTAGCTACCGAACGAAGGTTTTCAGCAGGATCTTCTTCACCCATCGCTTCTGCAACAGCAACTTCCGATGGAACTTCTACTTCTTCCAAAACTTCTTCACTTGCTTCAGCGGTATCAACCTCTTCTGCAAGCTCTTCAGCCTTGGCATCTTTTTCTTTTTCTTCTTCCTTTTCTTCTTGCTTAATAGCCTTCTTCTTCGTAATAATAGCCTTCTTCTTCATAACGGCAACTACCTTAGCAAAGGTATCATCGTCAACTTCTTCAAATTCAGCTACAGTCGCGGAAGCTTCTTCAGCATCAAAACCAGCTTCTTCAAGTTGGGCCTTACGCTTCATAATAGCTTCTTTCTTCTTAAGCTTTCTAAGTTCTTCCATTTTTTCTTCCATATCTGCATCTTTAACAGCAATGGCCTCTTCGGCCTCCTTCAAAGATTCCGACACAGCTTCCAAACTAGAAGACTTTTCTACCAGATCAGCCGCTTGCGATTCAATCGTAGTTTGAAGCTCTTGAATCTTAGCCTCGAACTCGGATTGTTGTTCTGCAATGACCTTCTCTTTAAGAGCTTCATTAGCAGCTTTAGCTTCTGCCAATTCAGCACGCAGGTCGTCAACCTGCTTTTCATAACTATCAGACATATCATTCTCCTTTAGTGAAGATAAAGATAAAACTTTTGCTTGAGATTCATCAAAAAAATCATTTCCTTCCAAAATTACACTACGTGGGTTAGCGGGTTTGGAAACTAAGCCTTTACCAGAGAACGATAAGTTTCTTAATAGTCGGCCCACTTGGTAATCTTCATAAACTCCAGTTCCTCCGTAAGATCTTAAATGTTTTGTTAAAAAGGCGGAGGCTTCATCACGTTGAACAACCTTCATTTCACCTTTACTATCTTTTAAAGCGTAGTCAAAGTTTGGAAACAAACACTCCATGGATACAAACCATTTGTTTTCCTCAATTTCAGCGATAATCTTTTGCATACGATTTCGCTGCTCAGGATCAGACCATTCAGTATAAATTACAGCAGATGTAAGAATGTTAAACTCATTAGGAGCTTCAGCATCTTCATTGATTGTATTACCTTCAAAGTCAACCACCTGATTAGCGGTAATATGCCCAATGATATCCTTTTCATCGTGCATAAAGTTAAACGGTTTATCTTCTGGGGTTTTTCTAGCTTCCCATAATTCTTTATGGTCAAAAACATCATCGTTTTTATTCCAGCCAGTACTAACCAAAATAGACTTAATATAGTAAAGATCTATCTGTTCTTTATTTTCAGCCAAGGCCATGTCCGTCTTATTGTCAGTGAGAGCTTTTTGTAACCTCTCTACAGACTCTGGAGACGGAGCAGTATCAGTTTCTGCAACGGCAAGACAAGCAATAGAATTGTTAGCTATAACTTCCTGCAAGCCATCACGAACCTCTTGTTGATATATTGGTATATTCATATTTAGTTTCTCCATAACCAATAATACACAAAAAACCAATAAATAGGTTCATTTTGGTATTATTCATGATTATTACAAAAAATTTCCGCAAACGACGAAGCGTAAATGTGACGCATTTCTGAAGTATTTGGCCTTCTCTGTCTTACTGTATTAAAGGTTTCCCTTTTACTATCAACTAGTTCTTTAAATACTTTACTGGGTTTAGTATTCCTAGCCAAAGCCTCTTGAACACTTTGCTCATTTACTTCAATCATAGGTTCTAAGCTAGTGAATATAGAAAGTTTTAAACTTTCCAATTCTTCAGTTTGTACCTTACTTAGAGCACGAGCGTCTTTCTTTTTGTAGTGTTCGCAAATTACAGGAGTCATCATCTCAGAAATTTTCTCCTGTGCCTCAATACCCCACAAAGTAGCAGAAGTAGGTTCTCCACTTCTAGGAAGTACACGACGTTGCTTTCTTGGCTCTAAATCTCTAGAGAAAAGAGGTCTACCACCTTCATCTTGAGGTTCATTTTTAGTATTATCAACAGTTACTTTTACTTGTTCTTTTTCAGTGTCTATATAAGGAAGTCCCAACTGTTCAAAATACTGTTCACTATCTAAAGAATCCTTTTGTAAACCCATTTTAGCAATATCCTCTTTATGATGAGGATTATGATATGGACCAGCCTTTTTGGGTGCATTAGAGTCATTAAGACGCTCACGTTCTTCCCTTCTAACTCTAACTCTTTCAATTCCAGGTATTTCGCGAAATCTTTCTAGCAAGGTCTCTTGAGAAATTATATCACGATCAGCCAAATCCATAAGAAGTTTCTTTTGTGCGGATTCATCAGAAAGAATAATAGAATCGAAATGAATTTCAGCAGGAAGCCTAAAACCCATTGCTTTTCTTACATATTCTATTTCTTGTTTCCAGAAACGAGTTAGAACCTCTCGGCCATACTCTAATCTTTCAATAAGAGTTTTTAAAGAAACATAATTATTAGTATATCCACCATTTTGCCCAGATGCACCAGTAAGTGTTGGAGGAATACCAAGCCCTGCATAAATACTTGTTAATACGGGTTGATATTTTTCAGAACCTAAAAATCTATAAACCTGAGAATTACTTTCGGTAAATTTAAGTTCTGGACCCCAAACCAGATCCATGGTTCCGCCGCCAACATTACTAGCTAGAATATTTCTAATCTTTTCCAAGCCAGCCTTAGTTGGTACAATCTTCTGATCAAAGTCCCCAACTGTCCACAATCTAACCTGACTAATAGCACCATCTAAAGCTGCTAAGTCCGCAAGCTTCATCTTTTCAAGCATGCGAATATCGTCAAGGATAGCATAAATCATAGGATTAGCCCAAAGAAGCCAATCGTCCTTTTTGTAGTGGTAAAAGAATGTATCATCGGTTAAAGGAATTCTTCTATCTCCAGATTCAATTCTTTTTTGCAAATCGACAGGTAAAGTCTTGAATACACCCTTGTTATTTGTAGATGTGTTCAACAAGGATTGATAAGTATATTTAGATATGTTTAAGTAAAATTGAGGCTTCCCAACTGCAAGCATACCAGGATCATCAACATCAACCGCAATAGGATTAATAAAGTCGTACATCCAAGGAACTTCGCGTTTTGGTATTTTTAACTCATCTATAATTATATCTGCACCAGCGGCACGTCTTAACTCTGCTTCTTTTCTTCTGTTTAACCTTGCAGTTCGACGTTGAACAACAACGTTACCAGTTCTGTAAAGATAATTAAGAAAACGTTCAGATCTATCATTACCATTTACCTGATTAAACCATTTACGATAAAACTTTTCAATATTTTTATTGGGATGCACCAATACGAGACCCTGACTAGCAAAATCACTCATCAAGTCAATAACATTACGAATGATTCCAACGCGATCATAGGCAGCCATACAAGCCGCCATTATCTTTTTTTGTCGACTAGGAATTGCCTCGCCTGGACGAAATGCGTCATAGTCAGAACGGTTAAAAGAGGGACGTACATTACGATTAGGCTCTATATCAAGATATGTCTGTTGATAACTGTTATAGGAAGGATCTCCACGATAACCCCAACCATGACCTTCACTACGATATACAGCTCCATCATAACCATCAAGGTTAATAGAATCATAAACCTTGTCTTTTTCAGCCTCGCTACCCCATGTGTTGTATAAATTATCTGACATTTTGCGTCTATACCTCCATATTATTTATTTTTTAGTATATTATTTTTCATTTGACTCAGGACGACGACGTGGATGCATTTCATCGCTATACGGACTGCCAAAGACATTGTAATCAATTAAACCAAGCATATCATCGCCTTGTGAGTAAAAACGCCATTGCTTACCACGTATTTGTCTCCACCAATCAGCAGTATAACCACGTCTAGGTAAAACAGCATTAAATTTGTTTCCACGAAACATTCTTGCACCTATGTGGTACGTAAGATAAGTATCCCCATGAGGAGGTATAAGCATACCTTGAGGGCCGTATCTTGCAATACCACCTAGAGACCTCTTTGCATAACATTCATAAAACCATTTCAAAAAACGTTGATCATTATTAAACCCCCAAGTTTTTTTACCCGACTCTTCAGACCATTTTTTTATATAATCCCTTAAAGATTTTCCATTAATAAAATCCAATCCATCTTTATGCTTTCTATGTCCCCACATTCCGCCAGGAATAGGAACAACTTTGTGCCCAGGATGGTCTCTAACTATAAACCATTCCTTACCACTAGCTAAAAAATTATCCGCAGCAGAACGATCCCTTTCACAAACAACACAATCAGTATCTCGACAAAAGAAGACATCTACCTCTGGATCATCTATAGGTAAAAATCTCCAAAACATTCCACCTTTTCTTATAAGTTCATCAGGCTCGTTGGCCATATCAATTACTTCTGCACCCATATATGACAACAATTTACTAACTTCAGGTGCGACATTAGTATATACTCTACAAGTCCAATCAGGAAAAATCCTTCTAGCCTCTAATAAATTAACTATTGCACCAACTTGATAACAAGCTTTATCCCCATACAAAGAAAAACTAATAACCTTTTTTAACGATTTAGTATCTTCTTTATCTTTATCTATTTGTTTATTAGCTTCACTCTCACTAAGAGAATTAAGTCGCTGCTGCATTTTTTCAATCAATTCTCTGGCTGCGGCAAGTTCTTTTCTTAATTCTTCTTCGTTTCCCATATATATGCTCCAAATATATTAAAAGTCTCTTAATTATATTAACAATTATATTGCCAATCGTATTATTATACACAAGTAATAAAAAAAGGGTTAATAAGTTCCTTTTATTTGTTCAGTAAACCAAGCCGGACCTTGAAACAGCTTTGTATCTTTACTCATAAAAGACGGTTGACCATCCGCAAATCCTCCAATTGCACCAGATTCTATAGTTGTTTTTTCAACCAAAACATTTCTAGCAGACATGTTTGCCATAATGAGTGATGAATAACGGTCTTTCCTTAGTCTACTTTTTCTACCAGCACCCGTTTTTACTTCTGGAGTATCCCAACGTTCTCGGCCAGTACTGGTCTGTGTCATAACAATCATAGACAGTTCATCCTTTAACTCCTCAATTTCCATAACACAATCTTCCAAAGTATCATACTTTCTTCCAACAGATTTATCAACTTCTAACGCAACGCCCAAACTAGCAGAATCAAAATAAGGAAACAATACAATTTTATCTTCAAAATCTTTTCTGAGACCATGATTAGCTTCAGCCAACCAGTCGTACTTAGCAAACTGACACATGCGTAAAATATGAAGTCCAGCATAATCGTCTGTATCCTTGGGCTTATCCTCTATTACAGGCCATATGGCAAGCTCTCCGTCCGGTATTTTGTCTTTATCATGTAAAGCCTCCATAACTGCAATACCGCCTCCCTGGGCGTCCAGGGCGATCTCAACGCATGGAAAAACTTTCATTAACTGTCTAATCTTTTTTGCACAATAAGAGTAAAAATCATCTTCGTCAACTATTTTTGACTTTAGCTTCTCTTTATGAGATTTGCGGTTAGTTGTCCAGCAGTGAACAACTTTTCTATGATCAGAATTGATCTCCATTACAACAATGCTAAAATTATCAACTTCTGATGCGGGATCGACTCCAAAAACATATTTTTTGCTGCTATCACCCTTTAATGAAGCCTCAAACCAGACATCGCCAGAATTAGCAAAATTTACTGGTTCTGTAGGACTAGTAGTACACCCCTCAATTAAACTACGTTTGAAGAAACCTTGACTGTCTGTAGTAAAAACAGCACCATATTCCATTTGATAGATGCCAGCATGAACAGTAGCTTTTGCACGTCCAATCTGTCCAGTGTCCATAAATCCTTCTGGTAACTTTTCTACTGGTATTCTAGCAACTGAATAATTACTATAATCAAAATCAGTGGGAATTTCTCCGCCAAATACCTCTTCTAACCTTCTTTCATCTCCGCCACTTGATACAATAGAATGATAACGCTTAAAATATTCTGCAAAATGGTTAAAATCATAATATGCAGTACCGGAAAGTATAATTTGATTAGACTTGTCGGCTGGATTTTCATTTTCGGCCCCATCAACAACAGGAATACCTAATTCTTTTGCTTTTTTTTCCTTGGCTTTTTGTTTCACTTTTTCTATGGGGGATGCAGCAACGGCAGCAAAACCAGCAACGACGTTTTCAAAAATATCGCGTGGAATAGACGCGAATTCATCTGCAATAATGTCATTCGCACGTTGACCTCTAATTTTACTACCGTCACCTAATGGAAGACAGGTGATGGTACTTTGACCAATATGCATCACACATCTGTCCACATCCCTTCGTGGGCCACTATTAGTCGAACATAAATCTCTTAACACAGGAGCATTTTTCCAAATGGTATCCATATACTCAAACAAAACTTTCGACTGTCTAAAAGCGGCACCAACAATAATGATTTTTCGTCGTGGCATGAATAATGCACGCAATAAAGGGTATACTGATAAAATGAAAGATTTACCCATACCACGACTACCAACTAACATAGGAAACTTTCTGTCCCACATTTCATGCAACAAAAGTGCTTGGAACGGAGAAAGTTCAATGTTTAGAATATACTTGCAGGCAAAGCTGAAATATTCCGGCTTCATCATTAGCCACGAAAGCCTTTTCAGAAGGGCTTCATTGTCAGAGTCTTGCATAACAAAATCCATAGGATTAAATAAGTTAGACTCGTCGACATCAATGCCAAGCCAAGCATCTTCTAGCATCAGTTCTTGTTTTTTCATATTTTTATAGAATTAGAAAAGACACGATCAGCAAAACCAAAGTCAATTGCTTGCTCTGGTCTCAAATACCAATCACCATCCTTCATCTTTCTTTTTATGTAGGATTTTACTTTAGAAAGAGAATCTTCTCTTTCTTTAAAAAAGCCACCAGTCTTGTGACACTTTTCCGCATAAATGTCAATCATTGTTTGTATGTTTCTACGATCAAGACTTGCAAAATTCTGAGAACTTAAAAAATCCCCAGACATTTCGCTAGAACCGTAGTGGCACATAAAGATACAGTTCGGCATCAAGATTCTTCTATCAGCCGCCTGCATTATTATTGTTCCCATAGAACAAATTTGTGAATAACCTATGATGGTAACTTTACATTTACACAACTTAATAGCGTCATAAATACCCATACCAGAATACCAGCAGCCACCCACGGTCTGCATGTAAATGGTAATTGGGTCTGATGACTGAAACTGAAGTATATTAATATTCTTTACAAAATCTTGCACCATTCTAAAATCTACGCCGCTAGACTCGGATGCATCTTCTTTTTCTTGCAGGTAGATTATCCTTCTGTTTACATCAATATTTGATGCATGAATATCAGAAATCGAATCCTCTTGATGCTGTTTCGTCATCTGAACCTCGGTCAAAAAGTTCTGTCAGTCTTTTAAAAATACTATTAGTAACTAAAAAAGCGTTTTGTTTATTGCCGCAGAATATAATTTTAGTGCTGTACCAGATCTCAAATTCCATTAAACATTTTAATAGGTACTTGCCTGTCACTTTTACTTTGGAGCGTGCGTTTTTTGGAACTCTAGAACCTTCTGGGTACTTTAATACATCATTCATATCAAATTCAAGAATCAAGAAAGAGAAATGAAAATCCTTCATCCTTTCTATCTCTTCTTGAAACGGCTTCTTTTTTCTTCCTAAATTCATAGCAATCTCGGACACAGAGGCTTTACGCTCTACGCACACTATATCTTCATAACCTTTTAGGGTATAGTCGCCCGTATGTAGTGTGCCGATCTCCATTCCCTCACACTTGTCGTAAGAGGAAAAAAACCAACCATCTTGCTCTCGTGTATCTTTTATTACTGTGTATTTACTCATCTGTTTTGGTCTTTTTCCACCATTTATCACCAGAAAAATTATCTGAAGAATCTTCAGTTTCTTTTTCTTCTGGTTTTGAACTTGTTTTGGAACTACTCGTCAATTTATAGGTTTTACTAACCCCATCCCATTCGATAGAAACTCCAAGCTTTTCCAGTGTTGGTTTAGCCCCGTCTGCGGCCCTCCAATGCTTGCCAGCATATGAATTTGCATCAATGGTAACTTCTTTACCATCGGCAGCAACTTGTTTTGCGAACGAAATAATTGCGTCTTTGAGGTTCATTTTTTATTGCTCCTTACTTTTTCAGAAAAATATGAAATATAATGTGACTCATGTCCTGTCACTTCTTTGTGACAACTTCTACAAAGGGTAATCCCGTTATCTGGATCATATCTAAGGGTACTAGCGGCACTCCACTTCATAATATGATGAACGTTTAACCATACCCCTTTCCCCCTTTTTTTACACATTTGACATGTGAACTTGTCCCTTTTAAGAACAGCATTCCTGAACTGCTTGTACACTGGGTCCGAGTAATTTCGCTTCTTTGACATCGTGACTTACCATTCTTTCTGCAAGTTGTTGAAAACTAATTTTTCTACGCCACCCTAGTTCAGTTTCTGCCTTTACAGGAATTCCAAGTAAATAATCTACTTCTGCGGGCCTGTAAAACTCTGGATCAATAACCACATAGTTTTCCCAATTATCAATTCCCACGTAAGAAAATGTCGCATCAAGAAAATCCCTAACAGTATAAGTTTCGCCCGTGGCAATCACATAATCATCAGGATCTTCTTGTTGTAACATAAGCCACATAGCATAAACATAATCTTCCGCATGGCCCCAGTCTCTTTTTGCATCAAGATTCCCCAAACGCAGCTTTGGCATTGATATTTTTGCATGAGAATCATCATGATTCCTTGATATAACGTCACCCCTGCAAAAAACCTTGTGATCGCCCTTCCAATTCACAAATTCGCCAATCCATTTGGTTATTTTGCGAGTTACAAAGTGTTCGCCCCGTCTTTCAGACTCGTGATTAAATAAAATCCCACAACTTCCGTGAATTCCATAACTGTCGCGATAATTCCGCACAAGATGGTGGGCCGCAAGCTTTGCAATAGCATAGGGGCTTTGTGGCATGAATTCGGTAGACTCATCCTGATATTTCTTTTGCTCAGAACCATTGCCTACGATATATCCTACCAAGGACTTCTTGTTTGTGTCTGTGCTGTAGTTTTTGCCAAACATTTCACTAGAACTGGCTTGATAAAACCGAATATCATCTTTTCGCGGACTATAACGAATAGCCTCTAGAATGTTAAGACATCCGCCCGCAGTAATGTCCCAGGTTAGGCTAGGTTGCTTGAAACTAGTGCCAACATGAGATTGAGCCGCCAGATTATAAATCTCGTCGGGTTTAACCTCCTCGATAATTTTACTAACATTAAAACCGTCCGTAACATCGCCTTCGACAATGTTTATTTGGGGCAAGATATGTTCAATTCTTGAAAGGGTGCTAACACTGACTCTTCTGGTGACACCAGTGACTTCATAGCCCCAATTTACCAGCAATTCAGCGAGATAGCTGCCATCTTGTCCTGTGATTCCGAAAATAAGTGCCTTTTTCATTCATCTTCCTTTTTTATTAGTGTTTCCGAGGTTAAAAAGGGCTGATCTACCGTGCCATCCTCGTATTCATGGTATTCTGCTAAACGTTCTTTCTCTGATTCCATCGAAAGTCGCATTTTTTCCATTTCCAATCCGATCTTGGTGCGGAACTCGCTATCGGTAGCAATCTGTTTAACGAGCGAAGCGAAGGTTTGCTTGCTATCTTCAATCGCTTTGATACGTTGCTCTCTGGTGCCTTTCAGATCTTTTAGCATTGTAGCTTTGCGAGCTTGGAGATCTTTGTAGTCTTTTGACAATGTTTCTTGTGAGGCTCTTAAAACTGCTATCTGACGCTCCAACTGCATAACGTATTCTATGTCCCTTTGATCTCTGTCCACCGCCTTCTCCGCCTGAACTAGGCGTTCATACGTCGATATCTCGGTTTGATTGTCTTGTTGAGACTTTAAAATCCGATTCATCAATATTTCTAGTTTGATTGTATCTATAATCTGCATTTCTTCGGTGTGAAACACGTCGTCTTTGAACTGACTCCACATTTTTTTGAAATGGAACTCAAACATTTCCAATTCTTCTTCTGCAAACTGATGTTTAAGCTCTTTGTAGTATGGTTTGCTCTTCAGCTCGTTGGCTACCGCCGCCTCCTTCTTTTGCTTTGCACTAAAACCTATCTTTTTAGAGATCCACTTCTTTACACTCGCCGGATCACGATTCAATTGTGAAGCAATCTCTTCAATAGAAAGAACCTCGGCGTTCGCCTCGATAAAAAGCATTTCATCGTTTGAGAATCTGCCACTTTTCATAATCGGATACCTTTCAAATCAATCATCTTTGTCACAGTCTCCATTTATAATTCTTGAAATGACTTCAATAATGTTTGCCTTGCGGCTTTTGGGCAAAGGAGCGTTGGCCTGTAGTTTTAAGTAGTCGCGACGAAGATGGGCGGGCAGCTTTTGGTCGATCAAATCTAGTATCTCACTGATATGGGCGTCGTTTGAGGTGTGGTTGGGGCTATAGATACTGTAGATACTGTCGATATTGATGGGTTCGATCAGGTTTTTTTTGCGGTCCTGAATTTTTTGGGCCGAGCTACCATAATCCATGCGGTAATAATTGTCGCGTTTGAAGGTTTTGAGGCGATTGTTTATGTGAGTGTACATAAAGTTTTCCAAGGGGCGGGTGGGATCGTACTTTTCTAGGCCAGCACACCCAATAAGAAATGCCTCTTGTTCAATGTCTTCAACATCATAGCCACTAAACACATAACGAGGGGCCAAGCGGCGGCTAATCTTCATAATCACATCGGTAACATGAGCTTCGTTCATACCATCAGGTACTTTCATGAGGTCGCCTCACTCCCATATAAAAAATAAAATTGTGTTGCAAAGAAAAAGGGGCCGTTTGTCAGATTTATCGAGGAAGATTATTTATCTTCCGAGTCTAGTT